GTATCTAAAAGGTATATTTGGAGAGGAAAGAGCAGAGCAGCTTGTCAAATCATTTTTATTCTGCTATAATAAATAGTATGCCACACGACGGTGTGGTTGTGGGAGTGACTGAATAAACTTACTGGCAACCGCTGGTTAAGGTGATGAGACACAGGTGGTGCTGCTGATGCGAGTCAGAACCGACCAACCAGTCGGGTCTCAGGCAAAGATGTATTTACTCTGTAGTAATGCCCATCTTTTGTTGGTACACAGGAATCCAACCTCCCTTTTAATACACATACAATACAATAATAGGAGAATACGTATGTCTTTTGCTTCACTTAAGAAGTCTTCTTTTCAAGACTTGCTTGCTAAGGCTGATAACTTAAATAAAACTGAGAAGTCAGGTCCTGATGAGCGTCTTTGGAAACCAGAAGTAGACAAAGCAGGTAATGGTTACGCAGTAATCAGATTTTTACCAGCACCCAATGGGGAAGACCTCCCATGGGCACAAGTTTGGACACATGCCTTCCAAGGACCAGGTGGATGGTATATTGAAAATAGTCTCACGACTTTAGGCAAAAAGGATCCTGTTTCTGACTTGAACAGGGAACTCTGGAATTCTGGTGGTGAAGGTTCACCTCAACGTACACAAGCACGTAACCAGAAACGTAAGTTAAACTATTACAGCAACATATATGTTGTCAAGGATAGTGCAAACCCTTCTAATGAAGGCAAAGTGTTTCTATACCGTTATGGTAAGAAAATCTTTGATAAGGTCATGGAATCAATGCAACCTGCATTTGAGGACGAGACACCTGTAAATCCTTTCGATCTATGGAAGGGTGCTGACTTCAAGTTAAAGATTACTAAAGTCGCAGGTTTCTGGAACTATGACAAGTCTGAGTTCGATGCTGCATCAACTTTAGGTGACCTTAGTGATAAGGAACTTGAAGGTATTTGGAAGCAAGAACACAGTCTCGCTGCATTCACTGCTGATGATCAGTTCAAACCTTATGAAGAACTTAAAGAGCGTCTTGAAAGAACTCTTAAAGGTAACTATTCTAAGGTTGAAGATGAACAGTTTGATGAAGAAGCAACTCCAACTCCAATAGCTGTTAAAGACAACGTTATTCAAGGTGGTAACCATAGAGAGGTTCCATCTGGAGATGATACACTATCTTACTTCGCTAAACTAGCACAAGAAGATTAGTTGATATAAAACTAAAAGACCCCTTAGGGGGTCTTTTTTTGTGGGTATAATTTTGCTATCTTATTCTGTCTCTCTTTCTCTTTATCTTTTTTCTGGTCAAACCAATGCACTGGCCACCTATTCATTTTAAGTGCATACTGAAATAATTCTTTCTTGGGCAATTTTAGTTTCACATCTTGATACCGTATGCACTATTTGCAACTGTAACTAAACCACCTGTTCTAACTCTTCGCTTGTATACTTCAATAAACTGGTCAATTACACTAGGTCTTATAACTTGTATTTTTTCTTTCTCTGAATTTAATGCTTCTTCATACTGATAGTTTGTTATTGATACTGTTGGGTTGGCAGTAACAGTAGTAGTTCCATTAAAATAACTTATAGAATAATTTTGAGGTACAACTTTACCTGCAGGTACAATAATACTTGTACCTTGTTTAACTTCTGTGGTTACATAATGTTTGGTAGCTTGTGGATTATCATACTTAGCATTTACATATTCTGATAATTGTCTTGATGATCGTGGCCACTGCTCATAAAAGTTAACAATATCATTTGCAACAAAGATTGTCCATGTTAGGAAAGGATTCTTATATATTCTATTAGCTATTATTTCTGGTTTTTCTCCATTGTTTACTAGAATCTCATCAAAGAGAGTAATAGAGTTCTTAAATTCTGCTACTATTTCAGATCTTCTCCATATATTTTTTGCTGCTAAAAGTTTAACATCTACAGGAGATGTTTGTACGTTGTAGTAAAGATCTGGTAATGCTTTAAATAACATGATTATAAGTACTTGTTTGTCATAAAATCTGCTCTGGTTAGTGCAGTTAGTTCATCAAATCTGAGAGTTACAGTAACTAATGGAATAGTTCCATCAAAAACTGTTGAGAATTGTCCCATTGGTGCAGTATCCACCTGCATTTGAGTCAATGCACATAATTTTGTCTGTGGCATCATTGGATGTGGTTTGTCTGTACCTGGTACAAACTTTCCACCAACTGCATTGCCAGGTATAAACCTAGGTTCAATCCTCCAAACATCTGGGAAACCTAATAACACACCAGAACCACCACTATTAGCTTGTTTTGATACGGGATGCATACCCATCTTGAACCAAGTTAGAATCTCTTGTATCTCTTTAGATTCTGTGTCACTTCTTGCAGCAAATTCAAAACTAAGACTAAATTGTCTAAACTCCATCTTTTTAAAGAATTGGATAGCATTCTCATTTGGTGCTAGACCTGCTAAACCAACAATATTAGTTGGATCTAATATATTACTATTCACTCCAAATAAGTTAGCTGCTTTCTCTACACCTTTTTTCGCACCTTGAGTAATCGTTGCTGCATCAGATTCACTCTCTCCTAATTTTGAAGTTGCAAAACCTGTTGCTCCTCCAAGTGCACCGCCAACTCCTAATACCATAGCAGCTCTTGCAGGATCATCAGCAGCTAATGCCAAAGTACCTAACTTAAATGTGTTGCTCCAGTTTGCACCATAGTTATATTGAAACTCATTTGGCATTGCTAGATTGCAATAGTGTTTCTGATAACCTTGATCACTAAAGTTTTTAGCATCTTCTTTCTGAGCTAATAATTCTTTCAGTGTAGTTTTAGTAGGTTCTGATCCCCATCCATTACTGACCTCAAACTCCTCGTTCATTAAATCTTCGTTAGTTCGAGTATCTGTCCAATTTCTTGCAGCAGCATTGTTTGGTTTATGCTTTTCTTTTGTTTCTCTCTTCAACTTGGCAATCATTTTATCTTCTGTGAGTGCCAAATATTCTCCACCACCAGTCTTATCACCATAAGCCCACTGTGCTGTATCTCCCAATCCATCAGTCACATTTTTCAGTAACCCACCATTTTGTAATGCTCCTATTGCATCATTTTGGGCTTGACCAACAGTTGCCATCCCTTCTTCATACTCATATTTGTAAATACGTAAGAAAGAAGCAAAAGGAATTCCAGCTATGTTTTGTGGATAGCTATAATTTTTAGATCCACCAGGAATCTTACCTATTTCTGTTTGAGCTGTGGTTGTCATTTATATTTGCGATGGAATTTATCAAGCGGTAGTTGACTCAGCAATTGTATATCTTGTTCCGCAACCTCAAAGAAAATACTATCTGCATTCTTTGGGATATAATAATGTAGAGTGGAGTTAGGATACTTATCAGTATTTATAGCAGATAATCGAGCTTTACCGCTAATATAGTGTAGATTTGCTCCAAGGTATATATCGTTCTTTTTTTCAAGTAGTTTTATAAGTGGAAATTCATCCCATTCCCCTAATTGATCCTTAAATTTGGGATCATATTCAAAGTAGTACCATTTATCAACTTCTGGTTGATCAGTTGCATCGTCAAGTAACATTTCCATGACGGTATTTCTTAATGTAGGTTTACTTATACTCTTTCCTTTTAAACCTTTAATCCATTCATCAAACTTTGAGCTCTCGCTCTGTGATGATTTTGAACTCCCAGAGTCTGTCATTGCAATACTCCTGTGCTGCTTCCCATTTTGCTTGGTTGGTTGCAAACGTCATAACCTCTGAGATATATCTCTTGGTATGTCGTTTTTGAGGTTTAGGACCTTCGACCTGTTTTTTCGGTTTAACCTCAACTAAGTATGTTTTTACTTTTCCGTTTGCTTCTTTTACTTTCATGTAGAAATCGGGGAAATATCTCCTCCATTTCTTTTGTACGGGGTCTTTATATGGAATAATATGCTCCTCACTTGACCACTCAATGACCTTTCTATTAGAATCACAGTAATCCATAAACTTTTTTTCCCACAAAGAACGGTATATTACTCCCGTGGGGTCACCTTTATACTTGCGATAGTTCCTTACTCGGTATTTTCCCTTATATGCCATACTAAATAAATATATCACTCATAATGAGTATTTATGGGATCACCTAAAATATCAGTCGATACGTATATTCAGCAAATAGTAGGGAAAGGTATATCTGCTTCCAATCTATTTGAGTTTGAGATACAACCTACAGGAGTCATGCGAGAGTTCTGGGCAGACAACGGTAAAGCTTACCCTTGGTATAGTAATACTGGAAATCAAATGGATGCGGGCATGTATAGAATGAACTTACTATGTCAAGACATACAAATTCCTGGCACTAGTTTTAATACTTTTGATCTAAAGATGCCCAAGAAAGGGTTGACTCAAAAGATGGCAACTGCTAGAATGTATAATGAACTCGATGTAACTTTTATATGTGATCTTGGTTCATCACCTATATCATTCTTCAAATTGTGGCAAGATATGATCATAGGTATACAACCAACAAAACTGCCAAATAATCCTGGCTTATATAATCCCGACACATACGCTGATAAAAATGAACATTTAGCATATGCTCAGAGATATTATAATGATTATACTTGCGACCTTACTATAACTAAACTTGAAAAGTTTGGTGTAGAGAAGAAATCAGAACCTGGTCTTAATGGTGCTGAACCAACATCTACGAGACCAGCAGAATATCAAAAAGCATTCAAGGTAAGACTTGGAAAAGCATATCCATATTCTTTTAACACTGTTCCTTACTCAGCAGGTCAATCAGAAGCTGTAAAATGTAGCGTTGCATTCTTCTATGAGTACCAACATTTTG